CTTCCGTTGAGCCATTTGCTGCTCAAATGCCCTCGCCTGGTTCTGCGTCATCGGCCCAATTTCCCTGGGCTTTGACTTGAGCACGGCTGCCGCTGCGGGCTTCGGCCCAGTCTTCTGTGGTGGGATGTTCTTCATCGCTATCTTGATGTCAGCTATCTCCCTCCACGTAAGGTTCTCGACAATCTCTCTATGCAAGGGAGTCGTCTGTTGTAAAAGCGCGGCTTGTTTAAAGACAAAGCCTACCGCACCCAAAATTAAATTTTGTTGGAGTCGTTAACGGGGGCGGGTGGCAACCACCCACTCCAACTCAAGCCACGACGTCCGCGATGGTCACGCTGCTACCCTCGACAGGTCGCAACCACCGCATTTCGTCCAAAAACTGCCCAAAGAATGCCTCGGAATAAGGCTTAGACATGAGCTTGTACAACGTCCGACCCCAATTACTGGGTATCGCGACGGGTCCTCCGACGTAGAGATGCGAACAGAAGTCGAATGGCTCGCCTCGCGCTGAAGGCCTGCGGTCTGTAACCACTAGGCCCAACTTGGCGTAGTCTTTCATACTCCCGTCAACAACGGCATCGTCTCCCATGTACGCACCAAAAACCTCTCCGTGTAATTCGAGGTCTGTGGCGGTGTAGTTGACTAAGCCCCTCATGTTGGAGTTATTGAACGCTGTAAGAAAGCGTCCAGACAATTGTTTGCAAACTCCCGGCGTGAGCACTCCTGAAAGAGGGCGCTCTTCGCCGGACCGCGAAAGAACATACATCTCACCGTTCGAAAGCACGAATACTGCATGTTGCAGGAGGTACTCGAGATTTCTGATCATGTTCTCCCAAGGACCCCACGCATGCGTAACATTCACCAAAACTTGGGTGTTCGCTTCGTGTATCTCTTCTGGGCATGATCCATCCCAAGCAGCTACATCGTTGCTCTCGGCTGGCTTGACCGTACGTCTGGCTTCGACAAAATCCCACAATTTGACATTTGAGGCGTCGTCTAGGCCCATCCCTGGTTTGGCCGGCTGTTCGTTCCACTTTTCAAGATTGACATCCACAGTTTTCCCGTAGAGTACTCTCTC